TGAGAGCACCGAAGCTTGGGTCTATGACACTGCTAAGCGCAAGATGCATCACTATGTTGCAGACGCTTATAGCAAGTGTCTGATGGTCAAGGGTAACTCTATCATCGGGTTTGACAAGAAGGAAAGCGGTATGAAGACGCTTCGCAAGCCCGTTGAACAGATTAAAGCTATCATGGGTAGTAAGCCTGCTGCTCGTAAGTATTTCAGTGAGATTAAGGCGGTTGAGGCTGTACCGAATGGTCGCTTCAATATCGGAATGATTATTCTCAAGGCATTTTAAAAGGAAAAACATGAATAATATCGACCTAAACAAGTACGCAGATTTTGTCCTCTCTGTATGCAGTGACCAAAGTAAGGACCTTACTGCACTCATTGAGCACCTCAAGGAGCTTGACGCTAATACTAATGTCAATCTTGCATTGCTTATGACTGCAAGCACTGGTCTTGGTAGCGAAGGCGGAGAGTTTCAGGAGATTGTGAAGAAGATTCTCTTCCAGGGTAAGCCCCTTAATGAGGAATCTATCTATCATATGAAGCGTGAACTAGGTGACATTGCTTGGTACTGGGCTAATGCTTGTAACGCACTTGGACTTGACCCTAACTTAGTACTTGCTGAAAATGTAAATAAGCTAGAGTCACGCTATCCTGGCGGCAAGTTTGATGCTCACTACAGCGAGAACCGTCAAGCTGGTGATCTGTAGGGCAGAGAATAGAGGTCATAGTCGGTTCCTGATAAATAAACATATAAGGAAACGACTATGGCCGCAGATTTACTAGCAACCCCAAATAATTTAGATTTAGAAGAATATAAACAAGGGCTCTTTGAGAACCTTCGTTTACGATTGGGTGGGGATATCATTGATCTAGAACTTGATCCGCAGCACTACGAAGCAGCCTATAACTATGCTATCAAGCTTTATAGACAAAGAGCGCAAAACGCTAACATAGAGTCCTATACGCTCTTTACAGTACAAAAGAATGTTTACGAGTACACACTTCCTAGCGAATTTATAAATGTTCGTTGCCTATATCGTAGGACAGTAGGTCTTGAAACCGGACCGAGTTCAACATCGTTTGACCCGTTCTCAAGCGCAATTCTCAACACCTATCTGCTGAATTACAACTACACCGGTGGCTTAGCTACATACGATTTCTATGCAAGCTATGTCGAATTGACTGCAAGAATGTTTGGTGGTTATCTTAACTACACCTTCAATCCAGTAACGAAGGTATTGAAAGTTGTCCGTGATTTTAAAGGAACCGGAGAGCGTGTTCTCATTTGGGCAGATGTACAGCGCCCCGAACTTGAACTATTGCAGGATCCAGGTGCTGGCGTTTGGATTGGTGACTTTATTCTTGCCAATCTCAAAAGTATCATCGGCGAGGCTCGTGAAAAGTTTCAATCAATCGCCGGTCCCGGCGGAGGAACAAGCTTGAATGGTGCCGCTATGAAGGCAGAGGGTAAAGCTGCACAAGAAACATTGCTTGATGACTTGCGTAAGTATCAAGATTATTCACAACCACTCACATGGATTCAAGGTTAATGCCTGACGATAGAGAAACTATTGCTAAGCTTGTTGACGAACTAAATCAAGGACTCACTGAAGGCACCTTGACACCTGACCAAGAAGAAAACCTGCGTGATGAAATCGGTAATCTGCAAATGAATTTAATCATCGGCGACCTACTCGTAGATTAAGGCTTGACAATACTTACTTCTTATGTTATAGTGTAAGAATGATAATAGGAATTACAGGTCTCATCGGTAGCGGCAAAGATACAGCCGCTGACTATCTTTGCACATTTCACGGCTTCAAGCGCATGAGCTTCGCCGGTACACTTAAGGATGCTGTTGCAGTTATCTTTAACTGGGACCGCGAACTTCTTGAAGGCTCAACTAAGGCTAGCCGTGAATGGCGAGAAGAAGTTGATACTTGGTGGGCAGAACGATTGGGCATCCCCAATCTGACTCCCCGTTGGGTGTTGCAGCAGTGGGGAACAGATGTCGCCCGCAAGAGTTTTCATAATGACATTTGGGTAGCAAGCGTAGAGAATCGTTTGCAGGGCATCAAGGATGATATCGTAATCACTGATTGCCGCTTTGCTAATGAAGTTCACGCTATCAAGAATGCAGGCGGCATCACACTTAGGACTCATCGCGGTGAGGATCCTTACTGGTTGCCAGTAGCTGTAAATCACAATAAAGAACTTGACACCGACATGAAGGATGTGCTGCGGAATCTACTTGAGAATGAATATAAAGTTCACGCCAGCGAATATAGTAGCGTTGGTTTAGATTATGACCATCACATCGATAACAACGGAACGATTGACTATCTACATACTCAGATAGAATCAATAATCAACCGTTAAGTCACCTCGTTTCCAAGTGACTTCTTTTTTCTTGACTACTTCAACACAGTTGAGGCAAATGGTTCGTAAATTGTTAAACGCCACATTAGTCAGATTACCGTCAATGTGAAAGACGGTCATTTGACTAGGATATAAACTTTTGAAGCCGCACAAGTCACAGTGTGGCTTTTTTTTGTATCCAGCCTTCTCCCAACTGTGTGATTGAGGTTTCTTTTTAGCCCGCTTCTTCCCGCAGCTATCGCATATACTTCGGTAATAGGTTTTACCTTTTCGGATATAGTTTATAGCTGAAAAGTTTCTATTACATTCTTTACACATGGGTCTTTTGATCATATGATTATTTATTCATTTTTACCTTTAAAGGTCAGCTAATCCGGTGTTTTTAATAATATACAATAAATAACATTAGAGCAGGTATCAAAAGTATCTGTGACAGGTGGTAAACCTCACAATCATACAAAGGAAAATTAATATGGCACTAGTATCCCCGGGCGTAGAAGTATCAGTCATTGATGAAAGTCAGTATCTTCCAGCCCCAACAAATTCAATCCCATTCATTCTGCTTGCTACAGCACAGAATAAAGCCGATCCTACTTCAACCGGTGTAGCCTCAGCAACAACCGCAGCAAATGCGGGTAAGTTGTATCGTGTCACTAGTCAGCGTGATCTTGTTACTCTATACGGTAACCCATTCTTCTATTCTACCTCAAATGGTACCCCGATTCAGGGATACGAATTGAATGAATATGGTCTATTAGCAGCGTATTCTGCTTTGGGTTCAACTAACACAATCTACACTCTTAGAGCGGACATTGACCTTGCTAGTCTTGTAGGTCAAACAGGGCGCCCAGCCGGAGCTCCAACTGACGGCACATATTGGCTAGACACTACTAGTTCAACTTGGGGAATCTATGAGTTTAACTCAACTACCGGTCAGTTTGTTCTTCAAGTTCCAATCGTAATTTCTGATTCGGATAATTTGTCAGGTGGCGTTCCACTTAACAGCATCGGTAACATTGGTGAGTATGCAGTAAATGCAATTCCAACTTACTCATTCCCGTCTGCTGCATCTGCTGGACAATTCTTCTACAAGACACCAAGTAATACTTGGGTAAGAATAGGAAGCGCCGGCTGGTTAGATTCATGGCCAACCGTACAAGGTTCTAATTCAAATCCTACACTAACTGCCGGCGATACATTAACTATTGCTGTTGGTGAATCTACGGACGTACTCGCTACTATCACAGTTGGCGCAGGAGACACGGTCAGTAATCTCGTTAATGATATTAACGCTTTCGGCTGGACTTATCTGTCTGCGGAGTCTATCGGTGGAAAACTAACAATCTACTCAAAGCAAACTGGACAATTGTACAGTGATACATCTGATCCTGAAATTATTATTTCGGGTACCGGTACTATTCTTGCTGATTTAGGAATTACAGCAGGTGTATATTATCAACCAAAACTAGCATATGGTACTTCTGCACAACAGCCACTATGGCAAGCAAGTCAAACTGTACCACATCCTACTGGTTCAGTTTGGATTAAGGTTGGCTCAGCTGGCAACGGTCTAAATGTATCAATCAGTGAATATGATAGTGTTATCGAAAGCTTTGTTGCTAAGACCGTAAATTACGGTACTAGCGATTGGGAAATGATTTACACTCTAGATTCAACTGGTGGTAAGAATATTCCAGCCGGAACAGTGTATGCACAGTATGACTATTGCACCACATCCGGAAGCAATGTTGGATATAACTTAGGTCCTGTCTATTATTGGGAAAGAATTGCAACCGGTGCTACTGTTGTAGTCGGTGAAAATACTAATCCGGAGTTTAATTCAGCTAACTTAGGCGCGGTTGGACCATACGATCTTTTCGTTCAGGTATCTGTTCCAGGATCACAATCTATTAGCACTGCATATACAATCTCTATTCCTAATAATGCAGATGCAACTGACTTCGTAACTGCATGGTCAGCGGCTGGTATCCCTAACACTACAGCAAGTGTTGGAACTTCAGGTGCAATCGTAATAACTCATACTGAGGGTGGCGTAATTCAATTGAACGATCACTTGTCAGATGGATTCTCAAATGGCGTAATCGAAGAAATTGGATTGACTCCCGGTAGCACTATCGGAGTTAAAGAAGGAACCTTCTCAGCAAGAACCTTTACAGCCGCTACAACATCAAGTCCTGGTTCAGGATGCGAAATCTCTGTAACTAATAACTACCAAACATACTGGGTCGATTCAGGTAATATCCCTACAGCCGGTAGCGGTTACTCAGTAGGTGATATTCTTACTATTGACGGCGCAGATTTAGGCGGAGAGTCCGGAACCAATGACTTATCAGTTATTGTCACTGAAGTTAGCACCGGCGCCGTTACCGGAGTTACTTATATTTCGGGTACAGGCGCTGCTACATATAGAACAATTCTTTCTAACTGGGTAGAGTTTGAAATGACCGCTAATGAAGGTGCTCCTAATACAGCTCCTGCTAACGGCACAAATTGGTTCTACTCAGTTGTTGACGAAGTTGATATTTTGGTCAACACTTCAGCAGGCTGGAGAGGATACAAGAATGTTAACTATGATAGCAATGGTTTCCCTCTACCATCAGGCGTAAATACAACTGATCCTAATGGACCAATTGTAAGCGCAAGCGAGCCAACAACTCAGAGTGACGGTACTGCACTCGTATACGGTGACATTTGGATTGATACTAGTGACCTAGAAAATTATCCAATTATCAATCGTTGGCAGTCAGTAAATGCTGAAGATGTTTGGGTAAGAATTGATAATGCTGACCAAACTAGTGCTTCAGGTGTAGTGTTTGCAGATGCTCGTTGGGCAATTAATGGTACAACAAATCCAGTAGACGATCCGATTCCAACAATCGTATCATTGCTAACAAGCAACTATTTGGATCTTGATGCTCCTGATGATGCACTTTATCCAGTAGGCATGTTGCTGTTTAACACTCGTCGTTCAGGCTACAATGTTAAGGAATTTGCAGTAAATTACTTCAATTCAACTAGCTTCCCTGATCAATCACTTCCAACAGAGAAGAACGCATGGGTTTCAGTGAGTGGGCTACAGTCAAATGGTGCTCCTTATATGGGTCGCAAGGCACAGCGTAATATGGTAGTTCAGTCACTTCGTGCAGCGATTGATAGTAACACTGCAATTCGAGATGAAGACAACTTCTTCAACTTAATTGCAACTCCGAATTATCCTGAATTGCAACCTAACATGATTGTTCTTAATGCTGACCGTGGCGAAACAGGCTTTGTCATCGGTGATACACCAATGAGACTAGCTGACAATGCTACGGAAATTCAGGCTTGGGCAACTAATGCTGCTGGTGCAACATCAACAGGTGAAGAAGGGCTAGTAACTCGTAGCACTTATATGGGTCTGTTCTATCCTTCAGGTCTAACAAACGATCTAAGCGGTAATCTTGTAGCAGTTCCCCCATCACACATGATGATTAGAACAATTCTACGCAACGATACTATTGCTTTCCCTTGGTTAGCACCTGCTGGTACTCGTCGCGGTGTCATTGACAACGCAACTGCTATCGGTTACATCGATTCAACAACTGGTGAGTTTGTGCCGATCAAGACACGAGTTGGTATCCGCGATGTACTTTATACCAATCAGATCAATCCACTTGTATTCTTTACAGGTAACGGATTGCTCAACTACGGTAACAAATCAAGCTTTAATTCACAATCAGCACTTGATAGAATTAATGTCGCAAGACTTGTTGCTTATCTCCGTCGTCAGTTGACTCTTTCTGCTCGTCCGTTCGTATTTGAACCAAACGATGCAATCACGAGGCAGCAGATTTCGGGAGTTGTAGAAACACTTCTTGTGGATCTAGTTGCTAAGAGAGGCGTATATGACTATCTAGTAGTATGCGACGAATCTAACAACACTCCTGCAAGAATTGATCGAAATGAACTATGGATTGATGTTGCAATTGAACCTGTTAAGGCAATTGAATTCATCTATATTCCGGTTCGTATCTTTAATACTGGCGAATTGTCTTCTCAGGGTATCTCTAATCAAGCTACCTCAGGTGCAGCAGCTACGTCACTTTTAGGATAATGTGAAATGAAGTGAGTAGCTCGGTTGGGCTACTCACTTCACAAAGATAAATACTTATAACAGGAGAATATAAAATGGCAACAGCCTCACAATCATTGTTCAACATGACCGTAGCATCTGATAACGCAGGCGGCAACCAAGGTCTGTTGATGCCTAAGCTACAGTTTCGCTTTAGAGTCAATTTCTTGAACTTTGGGGTTGATTCCACAGGCGGTCTTAGCTTAACAAAACAAGTCATCGATTGCTCAAGACCAAACCTTTCATTCGCTGAAATTCCATTGCAGGTATATAACTCAACACTCAAGATTGCAGGTAAGCATACTTGGGCAGATATGTCTGTAAACATTCGTGACGATGCTTCAGGCACCGTTTCAAAGGCAGTTGGTCAGCAGCTACAGAAGCAACTTGACTTTGTTGAGCAGGCTTCTGCTGCAACTGGTCAGGACTATAAGTTCCAAACAAACATTGAAATTCTAGACGGTGGTAACGGTACTCTCGCTCCTACTGTACTTGAAACTTGGGAACTATATGGTTGCTTCTTGAAGTCAGCTAACTATAATACATTGAATTATGGTACATCTGAAGCCGTAACAGTCGGCTTGACTATTGCATATGACAACGCAATTCAATCACCACTAACATCTGGTGTTGGTACAAGTGTTGGCCGTGCATTCAGCGGATCAACAGGTATTGCTACAGGTATTGGTGCTCAGGGTCAACAATAATCCTAAGGATATATAATGTCACTAGGTAACTGGGCACAAAATTTCTTAAAAGACGCTGCCGGAGCCTTCTTCGGCAGCGACTACCTTAGAGACTACACCCATGCTTCTAAAACCTTTAGAACAAACAGCTATCAAAACACACCTAAACTAAAGTTTCTATTTCATACATACTTTGAAACTAATGCACAAGCATTTCCTAACAATTTCAACTATGGTTTATTAGTAAAAGATGTAAAACTTCCTTCGTTTAGTTTTGCTACCCACCAAATGAACCAGTATAATAGAAAACGCATTACTCAATCTAAAATTAAGTACGAAGCAGTAGACATAACTTTTCACGATGAT